ACGCAGAGCGATAATAATGATTCGTTCCCCGACTTTCGAGAAGTACCTTGTCAGGGAAATCAAAGTTAAATATGCAAGCGTGGTGATGAGGCCTAGAATGTTTAGACCCATACTCACCACAATGAAAATAGCGAATAGGGTAGTGATGGTCAGTGGACTCGAGTTCATCGGAGGTGAGAACATAGCCAGTACCTTTCGAGACAGGTTGCAAACCTACGAAGCGTTTGCGAAGACGTTTCATAAAATTTTGGAAGTCAGACTTAACAAGAGTTCCACGAGAGTTGACAGTATCTTCATTGAAAGTCAAAGTGATGAAGCAATTATTCTCAAAGAGAGAGCTTTCATGGATACAGCGAATTGCCCAAGACTTGGAGCGATCCATACGACAACCGGAACAGTTAGAGCAAGGAAGAAGGAGAGTTTCGAAGGGGCAGTCAGATACATCGGAATGGTTGAAACAAATCACAGATTTGCCATTATCGGTTTTTTTATTAATTGCCCGGTAGGCTTTAATCGGGTGATAACACGTCATACAAAAGCCTCCGTAATATTATCCGAAGGGGGCCGCCCCTCCAACCGAAAATAGGTCGGCCCTCATTAGCTTGCGCAGGGCCGACGCGATTTTAGGCCGAAGGGGCTCCAGCCCTCTTCTTTGTTAGTTAGAGCCGATAGCCGCCACGCATCGGAGAGGACCGCATATTCTTCCGATTGCTGCCACTCGTTCGCTTAAACAGTTTACGACTCCGACTCTTTTTCATGCGTTTTCGTCTCATTTTAATTCTCCCATAAGTCTAAAGAGTTCTTTAGTTTCGGCCTCATTAAGACCAGTAGTCGCACCCTTACGTTGCAGATGCTCCACTTTGCGGTTCTTCCAATTCGGATATATACCAGGCGTACCACTCTTAATCGGAACCTTTTTAAACGTAGGTTTCTTGAGCATAGACCAAGCATTTTTGCCCCAAGATTTAATACCACTAGCCGCCTTTTTTGCAGTATTCGTAAGACCGGAAAGAATAGCGGAAGCCTCATCAGCCACGCCGGTCTGAGAATTAAGACGCGAAGCATCCACCATATCCTGCATAACTTTTGGCAAGCCCTTATAAAACGACAACATATTATTGTCGAGAGTAGCAGAGACATTCGCTCTGGCCGTATTCGCAGCTTGCAAAGCCGAGGAAGCACCACGCGAGATCCCGGCAGACAAGTCGGGCAGCGAAGCTGCAGAGCCGGTCGGCGTTGAAGCGCCTTTCCCACCGGCAGAAAGAATAGGATTAAGTCCAGCAGCACGAAGGTCAGCAACTTCACGTTGGTGAGCAGTATTAGACATCCGCTCTTGAAATTTACGATTGAACGTCGCTTCATCAGAAGCCTGTTTCGCAGTAAAAGCAGAAGCACCAAGACCACCCAACGGAGAGCCTATAGCAGAGTTCACACTTCCAAGAACATCTTTGAAAAAACCCATAGTTTGCCTCCTAGAAGTGATCCACAAGACCAGGGACACTATAAACAGGCATCGGCCTGGTTGCGGAAATATCGAAATACGCATCGAACGTAAAAGTGGGCTCATCAACAACAGCAACCACACGATCGATTGGCATATTTTCTTCAATAAAATCCTTGTTAAGTACAGGCAGTTCCAAGAAGTCCTGAGACAGGTGCCACACATCCAGAGAAGTCGGGTCCACAGACCGCATCTTCCCAGTAATCATGGAAGGGGCATAACGATATTCAGCCCAACGCTCCTGATAACCGAACACCTCACCATCAGCGGCAGTATTTTGAGCATAGATTTCCTGATTAAGGACGGCCTGCTCACCCAAATGGGACAACGCCGGCCAGAAGAAATCATACTTCGTCGAACGCGACCACATTTTATTCAAAGCGGTCTGATAGGTAATATCGGCACGAATTTGTACAAAACCAAAGACATAACCATGTTCCACGAATGACTTCGTGAAACCCACTCCAGACTGGGCATGATAACCAACAGCACCAAGCGTACCAAGAGGCGTGCCAGTTTCAAGCGATTGAGTAGTTTGAGCCACAGGCGTTACCTGAATCGACCGAGATCCACCACCAAGATACTCAGGACGTTGCAATCTTGAATCAGGACTATTCACGAGAAAATGGCTCTTAATTATCTCTGTATACCTGGTACCACCACGAGCATCACGCTCAAGAAGTTTCTGAAGCTGAAAAGTCTCACGCAAAGAATTAATGGTAGGCCCGACAGCACTACTCAAATCAGCACGAATATTCGGGTACCCGCCTGGTGCAGGATCACGCTCTACAAAAAATTGACCATCCACGGTATCCGTAGGATTAGTAATCACCTGCGCCGAAGCATATTGAACCGTACCAGAACCACCTGATTCATACACATCTTGGTTGGAAAAATCATACGTAGTAGTGGTTTTACCAATACCCAAAACCGGGGCACTTGTGCCCAAAGGAAGCTCTACACCAGGCCCCTTTTGAGGCCAAGGCAAACAAGAAGTGAAATAATCGTGGCGTTTGCCACGCTTCAGAAGGTTGTAACTGGTAATGTCGTCAGGACCTTCATCGTGTTCCACTTTGACGGAATCGCAAAGATTCTCATCACGGAACCATTCATCATAAATTAGGTTGTATCCACGGAAGGGCAAAGCATTGACAGTAAGACCGGGAACGCCGGTAGGAAGGCCGAAATAATCGGCCAAAGAACCGATAGCAAAGCCATCAGTTATATCGGACTGAACCGTAGGTACAACAAAGTCAGTGGAATCACCCGGGTCTTTCTGTTCACCCATAAATTGTTGGAATTGATCCCAAACAAGGCGATTCGGAACAAAGAAGAAGAAGAAGTCCATGAACATATTGTCCATAATCGGAACGATAGGGGTGTTAAGACGGGCAATTGACGAAAGCTTCACGTTAAACGTATCTCCAGGAAGGATTTCGTCGCAATAAATCGGATAAATAAAATCAGGGTCCAAAGTCGTTTTGTACCCATGTGACCGCTTGAAGGTCGAACGCTGAATATTTGCACTTGGAATTCTCGAGAATTCATGACTCATGACAGACTTTTGTCTATGTCTTTTGAATGGCATTTCTGGCCCTTTCGGAAGTAATGGTGTCAGTCCGCACAGTTAATATCAAGTAGGTGAACTGTGAGCGGCCCTACTCGGGCTTCGCCGAGTCAGGTCCGGAAGCCG